TATGTTGGCGAAAAACCTAGCGGAGGTTATGGTGATATGTATTTTAATATTACATTAAATGATTGGGCTAAGTTTGATATAAATAAAAGAACAAAATTTGATGCAGCAATAAGTTCTGGTTTAGCAATAATGGCGTGTAATCGACATTTATATACACCTAGACCACAAATAAAATTACAAGATAAAGTTAATTTTAGCTTTGCTAAATATAACAATAAAGGAAATTATTCAAAAATAATACGATAAATGGCACAAACATTTAAACACGGTATTTTTCCTAGTCAGTCAGTACCTGACGTTGAGAAAGCAGATCCAAAGTATGGAATGCAAGTAGCTAAAGCTATAGAGGCTGAATGGTTTAAAAAAGATTCAGGAAGTACCCGTTATTTTGCCAATAGAGATAACTTTCATAGATTAAGATTATATGCTAGAGGCGAACAAAGTATACAAAAATATAAAGACGAATTATCAATTAACGGTGATTTATCTTATTTAAATTTAGATTGGAAGCCGGTACCAATTATACCTAAGTTTGTGGATATAGTTGTAAATGGTATTTCAAATAGAACATACGATTTAAAAGCATATTCAGTTGATCCTGTTGCTACAAAAAGAAGAACACAATTTGTTGAAAATTTACTAAATGATATGTACGCTTCTGATTTTGCAAATAAAATACAGCAAAATTTAGGAGTAAATACATTTTTTAATGAACAACAAAATATACCGGACGATGAAGAAGAATTAAATGTTCACATGCAACTAAGCTATAAACAGAGCATAGAAATTGCTCAAGAGCAAGCTATCAATAACGTTTTTGATTTAAATAAATACGATTTATTAAAAAGAAGAGTAGATTATGATATAGCTGTAGTTGGTATGGGTGCTGTAAAAAATACTTTTAATACAGCTGAAGGTATTAAATTAGAATATGTTGATCCTGCTAATTTAGTATATTCATATTCAGAGTCACCTTATTTTGATGATTTATATTATGTAGGCGAAATAAGAACAATCAGTATGGTTGAACTTAAAAAACAATATCCTTATCTTACTGATGAAGATATAAAACAAATAGAAGGTAAAGGATCAGATACCAGATTACATAATAAATCTTATAGCGCAGAAAGTCAGGATAAAAATTTTGTTAATGTATTATATTTTGAATATAAAACATTTGAAAATCAAGTATACAAAATTAAAAAGACTTCAACTGGCGCTGATAAAGCTATAGAAAAAACTGATGAGTTTAATCCACCTAAAGACGCAAGATCTAGATTTGAAAAAGTAAATAGATCAATAGAGGTATTATATGAGGGCGCTAAGATAGTTGGGCATGAAAATTTATTAGAATGGAAAAAATGTGTTAATATGACACGTCCAAAAGCGGATATAACAAAAGTACAAATGAGTTACAATATTGTAGCTCCTAGAGTGTATAAAGGAAAGCCTGAATCTTTAGTTAGCAGAATGACCACGTTTGCTGATATGATTCAAATAACGCATCTAAAATTACAACAAGTATTATCTAGGCTTGTTCCCGATGGGGTATTCTTGGATGCGGACGGCATTGCAGAGGTTGATTTAGGAAACGGAACAAATTATAATCCACAGGAGGCATTAAATATGTATTTCCAAACTGGTTCTGTTATTGGTAGATCAATGACTCAAGACGGTGATTTTAATAACGGCAGAGTGCCTATACAGGAACTAAGATCATCAGGGGGTAATCAAAAAATTGCAAGTTTAATACAATCTTACAATTATTATTTACAAATGATGAGAGACGTAACCGGCTTAAATGAAGCAAGAGATGGTAGTATGCCAGATCAAAAATCATTAGTTGGTTTACAAAAAATAGCCGCTGCTAATAGCAATACAGCAACAAGACATATATTGCAAGGTGGTTTATATTTAACTTTAAAAACCGCTGAAGCCGTATCGTTAAGAATTGCAGATGTATTAGAATATTCAAATACTAAAAGATCTTTTGTTCAAGCATTAGGTAAATTTAATATAGGTGCAATGGAAGAATTATATACTTTACATATGCATGACTTTGGTATATTTTTAGAATTAACACCTGATGACGAAGAAAAACAATTACTTGAAAATAATATTCAAATGGCTATAACTCAAAAACAAATTGAGCTAGAAGATGCTATTGATGTAAGAGAAATTAAAAATCTTAAATTAGCAAATCAAGTATTGAAAATGAGAAGAAAAAGAAAACAGGAAAGAGATAGACAAATGCAACTTGAAAACATACAAGCTCAAGCAAATGCTAATGCTCAATCAGCTCAGGCTTCAGCTCAGGCGGATATGCAAAAACAAGCTGGTATTGCTGAAAGTAAAGTGCAAATTGCTCAAGCACAAACACAATTTGATATACAAAAAATGGAAAGAGAAGCTGCTATTAAAAAAGAATTGATGGAATATGAGTTTCAATTAAACATACAGCTTAAAACAGCCGAATCAGATGTGATTAAAAATAAAGAAAAGTATAAAGAAGATCGTAAGGACGAAAGAACAAAAATACAAGCTAGTCAACAAAGTGAATTAATACAACAAAGAAACAATAATACACCACCTAAAGATTTTGAATCGGCTGGCTTTGATAACTTAGGTGGATTTGGATTAGAACAATTTGATCCAAGATAACCTTTAAAAAATAATAACTATGGGAATGAGAGGCAAAGACTTTCCGGAAAACGTTGTAGGATCTGTATTTACAGCTGCAAGTAGCGATGCTATAGTTCCACCTACAAATCATATATTTGTTGCATTTACTGTTTTAGCAGCAGCAACATTTGACGCTAGTGGTGGTTTAATAGCAGAATCAGCAACTCAGTTTGCTAACACTGAAGATGCGGCTAATGATTTAGCTGCAGGATCTGAAACAAATAATGAAGGATCAGGTGGTGTGCAAATTACAAATTCTAATGCATCGTTTCCTGCAGGCGTAACTATTCACGGTAGATATACCGAAATGGATCTTGCAGGCGGAAGCATTATTGCGTATTACGCAAGAAAATAAATAACTTTAAATAATTATATAATATTTTATCATGGCAGAAGAAACAAAAGTAACTGCTGTAGAGGCTGAAGAGCCAAAATCTATAGCGCAAAAAGAAGAAGCGGTAGCTGAGAACGCTGGTATGCCCATCGACAAAGATGGTGTTTACAAATTAGATCTTAGTAAGTTTAACAAAGAAAATCAACAAGATGCCGTTCAAGAACAAAAAACAGAAGATGGCGTGCTACGCGGAAGCAGCGAAAATGAAGAAGCTGGGCAAGAAGCCAAAGTGGAATTGCAAGGAGTACGCGAAGAAAAAGAAGTAGAAGCGCCAGTAATAGAAGAAGTCGTAGAAGATGAAAAAGCTGTTAATGAACCGGCTCCAGTGGTTGCGGAAGAAAAACCTCAAGAACAAATTGTTGAAGAAAAAAAGGAACCAGAAATAAATTTACCTGAAAATATACAAGATGTTGTAAATTTCATGAATGAAACTGGCGGAACTTTGGAAGACTACGTAAAATTAAACGCCGATTACACAGGTGTAGATGATAACACTCTTTTGGTTGAGTATTATAAAAAAACCAAACCACATTTAAGTTATGACGAAATTGCTTTTTTAATGGAAGATAAATTTTCTATTGATGAAGAATTAGACACAGACAAAGATGTAAAAAGAAAAAAATTAGCTCTTAAAGAAGAGGTTGCAAATGCCAAAGGCTTTTTGACATCGCAGAAGGATCAATATTACAAAGAAGTCAAGTTGGGTTCTAAGTTATTACCGGAGCAACAAAAAGCAGTTGAATTTTTCAATCGCTATAATAATGAGCAAAAATCAGCTGAAGAATTATTAAAGAAGCAAAAGTCACATTTTAACAATGAAACTGATAAAGTTTTTAGCAATGAATTTAAAGGTTTTAATTTCAAAGTAGGAGACAAAAAATACAGGTTCAATGTTGGTGATGTGAATAAAGTAAAAGAAAATCAAGGTGATTTATTAAATGTTTTTAATAAATATGTTAGTGAAGATAAATTACTTACTAACGCACAAGACTTTCATAGATCTTTATTTGCCGCTTCTAACCCTGACGCTATAGCTAATCATTTTTATGAGCAAGGCAAAGCCGACGCTATTAAAACAATGACTGCAGAAGCTAAGAACATTAATATGGATCCTAGAAAAACTGCAGACGGCGTTATTGAAGCGGGCGGCCTTAAAGTTAAAGCATTAAGTGGAGATAATAGTTCCAAGCTAAAATTAAAACTCAAAAACTATTAAAAAATTAAAAAATGGCAAATGTATCATTTTCGTTACCTAGTGAATTAACTCCTTATGCGAGTAAAGTTGCTAGTTATTCGAATTATTTAAACTTTCACTCTGGAGATGGAACTCCGGTAACCGACTGGGCACAACAGTATTTACCTGAGCTTTATAACCAAGAAGTAGAGAGATATGGGAATAGATCTATATCATCGTTTTTAAGAATGGTAGGTGCTGAAATGCCTATGGCTTCTGATCAAGTTATTTGGTCTGAGCAAGGTAGATTACACTTAGCATACGAAGGCGCTTCTGTTAATGACGCAGGTGTTATCACTATCGCAAGTAGTGGCACTCACGCAGTAAGAAAAGGGCAAACGATCGTATTATCTGATAACCAAGCTTCTCCTACAATTATTAAAGCGTATGTATCTGCAGTCGCAGCTGACAATACTACGTTAACTGTACTACCTTATGTAGGTGGTGCAACTGTTGGGGCTGTATCAGGATTTGACACAGCAACTGACAGTGGATCAAACACATGTTCGTTCTTCGTTTATGGTTCTGAATTCAAAAAAGGTGATGGCGCTATGGTTGGTGCTGTTAAACCTGAATTTGAATCTTTCACAAATAAGCCAATTATTTTGAAAGACAAATTTGAAGTATTCGGTTCTGACGCTGCACAAATTGGCTGGGTAGAAGTATCTGGTGAATCTGGGCAAGGTGGTTACTTATGGTATTTAAAAGCTGAAGGTGACACAAGAGTAAGATTTGAAGATTATTTAGAAACAGCTTTAGTTGAAGCAGTTAAAGGTGACAGTAACAGTACAATTGATACCGAAATGGGTGGCTCTAATGGAGACGCTATCGGTACAGAAGGTTTATTTTCAGCAATTGAAAGTAGAGGTATTGTAGCAACTGGCGCTTATGACGCAATCAATGACGTTATTTCTGACTTTGATTTAATTCTTAAAGAATTAGACAAGCAAGGATCAATCGAAGAAAACATGTTATTCTTAGATAGAGATTCAAACTTAAAAGTTGATGATGCTCTTGGTGCGGTTAACGCAGCAAATGCAGGTCAATCATCTTTTGGTGTATTTGAAAACTCAGAAGATATGGCGTTAAATTTAGGTTTCAACGGATTTAGAAGAGGTTCTTATGACTTCTATAAAACTGATTGGAAATATCTTAACAACAAATCTACAAGAGGATTATTCAATGACATTAAAGGTGTATTAGTACCAGCTGGAACATCTTCAGTATATGATCAAGTTCTTGGAAACAACATTAGAAGACCTTTCTTACACGTAAGATATAGAGCTTCTGAAGCTGATGACAGAAGAATGAAGTCATGGATTACAGGTTCTGTTGGTGGAGCTGCTACATCTGGCGATGATAAAATGGAAGTACATTATTTATCAGAAAGATGTTTAGTAACTCAAGCTGCTAACAACTTCGTATTATTCAAGTAAGATTACTTTAAAAGTGTTGAGCGCTTCGGCGCTCAGCCTTTTATTTAACATTTTTATTATATTATATTATGGCAAAGAAAAAAATAGCAGAGGTGGCTGTTGAGGAACCGGTAATGGTTGCCCCACCAAAAAAAGAACCCAAGCCTAAAAATACTTGGGAATATAAAGATAGACAATATTATTTATTAAGTGAAAAAGCACCAGTAGTGTTTATTTTAAAATCAAAGGGAATAATGTGGTTTGATGAAAAATTAGGGTATGAAAGAGAAATTAGATATACTTTAAATCAAAAAACACCTTTTGTTGATGAATTTAAAGGCGACTCAAGGTTAGATCACATTATATTTAGAGATGGTGTTTTAAATGTACCAAAGTCAAAAGTTGTTTTGCAACAAATACTTTCAAAATATCATCCTGATTTAGGTAATAAATTCGCTGAAGTTGATAATGAAGCAGCAGCACAATCAGACTTAGAAAATATAAATTTAGAGTTTGAAGCAATGCAAGCTGCAATGACAATAGAAATTGATCATGCTGAAGCAATTGTAAGAACAGAAAGAGGTAGCGCTGTCAGTAAAATGAGTTCTCAAGAAATTAAAAGAGATTTATTCTTAATGGCAAAACAACAACCAGAATTGTTTTTAGAATTAGCTAATGATGAAAACATTAATATTAGAAACCTAGGTATTAAAGCGGTTGAAATGGGATTGATAATTCTTTCAGGCGATCAAAGAACGTTTTTATGGGCAAGTAATAATAGAAGATTACTTACTGTTCCGTTTGATGAAAACCCATATTCAGCTTTAACACAATGGTTTAAAACAGACGAAGGGGTTGAAGTTTATCAGTTATTAGAAAAGAGACTTAAATAGTTACTTATAGTGGTTAGGCCGCTATAAGCGGCTTAATCATTATATAAAAAAATATTATGGCAATATCAGTTGATACAGTATATAAAACAGTATTATCAATATTAAACAAAGAATCAAGAGGTTTTATAACACCTGATGAATTTGAAAGAATAGGTTCGCAAGTTCAACTTGATATACTAGACCAAAATTTCCACGACTACAATAAAGCTGTTGTTAAAGCAGCCTCAGGTAGAGCTGTAGAAGACTACGGCAATATACCTGAAAAAATTCAACACAAAATAGATCCGTTTTTTAAACAAGCGGATATTAGTTTAACAAATGGAATTGGTACAATACCTACCGATTTGTATAAAACAATTAATATTAGTATAACTAATAAAACTATTCAATTAGAAAAAGTAAATAAAAGTAAATTATCATATTTACTATCCTCACCTTTAACAAAACCAACAACATCATTTCCTGTATATTATCAGAGAGCAGCAGACATAATTGTTGAACCTGCTTTGTCAGATGGCAGTTGGACATTAGGTAATTTACTTATTGAATATATAAAAGTGCCAGAAGATATAAACTGGAATCATGACGTTGGGGCTAGCGGTCAACTAACATATAATTCAAGCAGCTCTATAGATTTTACATTACACGATTCAGATAGAGTACAGTTAATATTAGGTATATTAAAATATGCTGGATTAGTAATTGAAGATCCTGCTGTAATACAATCAGCTAGCGGAGAAGAAACTAAATTAATACAATTAGAGCAATAACAGATGGGACTTATAACACAAACAAAAGAAGCTTATTATAACAGGTCACAAACCTTTACGGGCGACGGTTCAGATAAAACGTTTGATTTATTAACAAGTTCATTTACTGCTTTGCCAACAGCTAAAACTCAATTTCAAATAGCTGTAAATGGTAAATTAATAAACACAGCTAATTATAGTTATAGTTCGCCAACAATAACATTTTCAGGAAATACAAATAATACAGATGTATTAGAATCAGACGGCGCACCTAAAACGGGGTTAGGCATAGTTGTAACACAAACAGATAAAGCAGAAAGATATGGTCAATATAGATATGTATCTTTAACTGATATTATAAATAACTATATGATTGCGTTTGTGGGTGAAGGGAAATTAATACCGACATGTAAAAGAACAGATGTTTTGTTTCATGCTAAAAGAGGCATACAAGAATTTAGTTATGATGTTTCAAGAGTTGAAAAAATACAGGAAATTGAAATAGGCAATACTTTATCGATGCCTTTTCCGCAAGACTACGTAAATTATGTTAGATTATCCAGGGTTGATGACGCTGGTATTGAACATATTTTAATACCTGCAAGATATACATCTAGGCCTTCTGAATCTATATTACAAGATGAAAACGCAGATTATTTATTTGATGCAGATGGGTCAGTTTTAACAGCGCACCCGTATACATCAGATAAATTTGCTAATTTTGAACATGCCAATCTATCCGGAGCTTATAACAATACTGATTTAACATACGATATACATAAAGATATTGATAGAATTGGTGAATTTGGTAAAAGATACGGATTAAATGCTGAAATATCTCAAAAAAATGGTGTATTTGTTGTTGATGAATTAAACGGACAGTTTGGCTTTAGCAATGATGTATTAAATAAAGTTATTACATTAAAATATATATCTGATGGGTTAGGTACTGATGATGAAATGCAAATACATAAATTAGCTGAAGACGCAATATATAAATATATAACTCATGCAATAGCTAGTGGCCGTGCAAATTTTCCTGAGTATATTATAAACAGATTTAGAAAAGAAAGAAGAGCAGCAATGCGAAATGCAAAGCTAAGATTATCAAATATTAAATTAGGCGAGCTAGAACAAGTAATGAGAGGCAAGTCTAAACATATTAAACACTAGTAAATGCCGGAAATAAAAAATAATTTCATTCAAGGTAAAATGAATAAAGACCTTGATGATAGAGTATTACCTAACGGTCAGTATAGAGACGGAAAAAATATTAAAGTATCTAAGTCAGACAATTCTGATGTGGGTTCAGTACAAAATATTAAAGGTAATGATTATGAATATGCTTCAAGCAACGCATTATCTTTAACTGGTAGTGATACTATAGGACATTATGTAGATAAGCTTACAGGCGATGTTTTTTGGTTTACTACAGATTTTACAGGAATTACAAATGATGATCCTACACAAATCAACAGTAGATATGCTACCGGTTCTAATAATTGTAGAATATATTATAAAAAAATTGGCGCATCAGGCGCACCAACTCCTATAATTGATAGTTTTAGATTAAACTTTTCAAAAAAACACCCTATATTACATATAAATAAAATTGATGATTTATTATTTTGGACTGATAACTATAATCAACCAAGAAAAATAAATATAACAGATGCAAAAGCAGGTGAATATACAAATGATCCGTATTTAGAAGATAAAATTAGCGTTGCACAATATTCCCCACCAACTCCACCTAAAGTTAGAATGTCATATGATTCATCTATAAAGAGTAAACATATACAAGATAAATTTGTAAAATTTGCTTATAGATTTCAATATGATAATAATGAATATTCAGTAATATCTCCATTTACACAAACATGTTTCCATCCTGGCAAAGGTAAAGATTTTAATTTTGGCGTTATGAGCAATGACACTAAAGCTGGAACTTTAACAGCCGCACAACAAACAGAAGCTATAGAGCAAACAACCGTTGAAATGGTTCAAAATTTAGCAAATGTTGTAGAGTTATTTATTGATTTACCTTCTAATAATAATAAAGACAACCACGCTGCCTGTAATATAAATCAAGCCGGTGGCGAAAGCGGAGGATATCCAATAACTATTGACACAGTTAATGGAACTATAGCAAATAGTAATACTGTTGTAACAGCAAGAGGAGATAATTATACTGTTGCTACGTCTGCTGGTACTTTAGACTCAACTAATCTACCATTATCAACAAGTATTGACACTAAAACGCCTTTGATAGATAATCAACGTTTATATTTCTTTTCAAATATAACTGCTTATGAAAATAATTTAAATATTAAAAAAATACAAATATTATATAGCGAAGCTGGTGGTTTAGCTTTAAAAGTTGTAGATACAATTGATTTTGAAAAACAAATTTTAAGTTCAGACGGAACTACTATTAATAATATTATATACAGGGCAGAGCCATTAACAGACAATGCCGCTAAACTTATTTATGGTTTTAAATATACATATAATTCAACAAAACCTATACAAACTTTACCAGAATCTGAGCTATTAAGAATAAGTGATATAATACCAGTAAAAGCAAAAACGCAAGAAGTTAGTGGCAATAGAGTTATATATGGAAACTTTTGGCAAAATAGAGATGTTACAGGATTAGAGCCAGATCAATTTAGTGTCACAAGCGGTGATCAAGATAATTTCAATTCTGAATATTTATTATCTTCTGTAAAGTCAAATAGAGAGTATACAGTTGGTATTGTATTATCAGATAGATATGGAAGAATGTCTTCTGTAATTACACCTACAGATAATACTGAATTTTTAGACCCTAAAAACGGTAATGTAGCCGCTTGGCCTCATTATGCTTTAAAATTAGATTTTACTGGTAAAATTGGTGATGCGTATGCGGCTGACACAAATCCATTAGGTTGGTATTCATATAGGGTTGTAGTAAAACAAACAGAGTTAGAGTATTATAATGTATTTGCACCAACATTGTTAGATAATATACCGGCTGACGAAAAAAGGAGTTGGCTTGTATTATCTGGTGATAATATAAATAAAGTACCTAGAGACGTAACTGATATAAATACTGAAGATGGTACACAGGGTTCACAAACTAGTTTATTACCTAAAGTATTAGATACTAGTGGTACACAATCTCAACAAAATGGGACGGATTATATTGATATAATATCTATAGGTACAAAAAATGAACATGGCATTGGTACAAGTATAAATGATTTTTATTTGAATGATAAAAACCCTTTATTAGCTGAATTGCCGGATGGTCAGGGTAGAAATCATATTTCAGGAAGTGAATTTGACAATTTAATTGTATTGGAAACAAAACCAATATCAACAGCTTTAGATATATACTATGAAACATCTACAGCTGGATTAATTTCTCATTTAAATGAACAAATAGATTCAGGATTAACCGGGTCTGTTCCTAATGCTTTAGCTTTAAGTGCAAATACTGTTGCTGAAAGCACAGCTTCAGGAACTAAAGTTGCGGACTTAACAACTACAGATTCAAGCGGTTCAAATATTAGCTCACCAACATATTCAATAGTTTCAATTATTGATGGTAATGGTAGTAGCAGGGCTGGTGCTTTTGTAATTGATGGGGAAGACTTAGATACAGGAGAAACTTTTGAATTTAAAAATAACAATGAAGACACGTATACTATAACAATAAAATCTACAAAAGGAAGCAACTCACAAAATTTTGCAAAAACAGTTACAATAACAAATGTTGCACCCACACAAACCGTAGGATCAACTGTAAGTGTAGCAGCATCAACACCCATAGATACGCAAATTAGATTTATAACGGCTGTAAATGGTAGTGCTAAAACAAGCGCAAATGCAAACGGATTAACTTTTTCAATAGAGTCTGGCAATACTGATAATGATTTTACAATTGATTCATCTACAGGATCAATAAAAATAGCAAATGCTTTAACTTCGGGAGATTCATATACATTAGGAATAAGAACAACAGATGCTGGAGGTTTACAAGATAATGATAATTTGATAGTAAATGTTTCTGCGTCAAACTTTACAAGTTTTTATTTAACAATGGGAGGCAGTAGTGTTCACGAAGCATGTAATCAAGCAGTCGGCACATTACGTTATCATAATGGAAGTAGTGCAACTCCATCGCAAGGAGATGTTGTTTATACAGACGCGCAGGGAACAACACTTCTTAATGGAAGCACTGGCCCTTACTTTGCATGGGCTCCAGGAGGTGGAGCACATAATGGTAGTGGAACATCTTTTTATGCTCAAATCAGTAGCTCAGGTGTTGTAGGAGCGGTAAGTTTATGTAGTTAACAAAATATGTAATAATTAATTATGGGATATTCTATAGACATACAGTTCTTTAATACCTTTATTATAAGGTCTGCAAATTCCGCTCTTCATTTTGAAGAATCGAGAATAAAAGGTGGATTTAATGAGCCGTTTGTTGCTATTGGCCCAAAAGCACATATAGTAGATGAAAATTTTGCAGGTCAAAGAAGAGGAAATGCTTTAATATATTCTGGCGTATATAATTCAAGAACAGATATTAATAGAACAAATGTATTTAGCTCAGCAGAACCTATAACAAGAGCTGTTGACCCTGCTAATGGTGATATAAATAAACTTCATGCAGAAGATACTAATTTAAATATATTACAAGAAAATAAAGTAAGCTATGCTTTAATTGATAAAGATGCTTTATTTACAGCAGAAGGTGGACAACTTACAGCATCAGGTGCAGCTGTTATTGGGCAAATAGTTCCTTATCAAGGAGAATATGGCACAACACATCCGGAAAGTTTTGCTATTAAAGGTATAAGAAAATATTTTGTAGATAAAAATAGAGCAGCTGTTTTAAGATTATCAAGAGACGGTATTACAGAAATATCTAATTATGGCATGCGTGATTATTTTAGAGATAGTATAAGCTTAATAACTGAAGATTATCCTAATAATAAAATAATTGGTTTTTATGACGATCATGACGATCAATATGTTGTTTCTTTACAAGATGCTTTACTGGGATTACAGCCAGATGGTAATTATGCTGGGCATGAAACCTTAAGTTTTGATGACAGCGCTAACGGGTGGGTTAGTTTTTATGATTATAAACCAGATTTTGGTTTTAGTCATAATAAAGAACTTTTTACTTTAAATAGTAATAATTTATGGAAACATTATGTAAACCTTGCGCGTAACACGTTTTATGTAAACCAAAATTCAGAGCCGCAAAGTTATGCGTCATATATTACATTTGTTGCAAACGCTGAACCTTCTTCGGTTAAAAACTTTTTAAGCATAAATTACGAAGGCACATCATATTGGACAATGGAATCTGCTAAAGCACAAGACGGCATAAGAAATACAACACAAGAAGCTAAAGAAATTGATAATGCAGAGCTTAGCTTAACAGGCGATATTATAAGTCAATTTAAGAAAAAAGAGGATAAATATTATTCTCATATAACAAACAATACTGGAGCTATAAAAGACGGTGTTGTTGGGGTAGATACGGCGGGTATATCAGGATTATTTTCAATAGTTGAAATGAGTAATGGATATACAGGAGGTGAACAAGAGCTATTTAGCGTATCTCATAACATAACAAAATCAAGTTAAATGAAATTAAATATTCGTAGGCTTACTAGTGAAGACTACAGCACATTAGTAAAATGGTGGGATGCATGGCCAGAATGGCAAGCACCGCCTCAGACTTTTTTGCCAGATACTGGCTTTATAGTCGAAAAAAACAATATAGGTATAGTGGCGGGATATGTTTATATAACCAATTCTAAGGCTGCTTTACTTGAATGGATTATATCTAATCCAGAATATAGAGAAAGTGACAGAAAAGACGCGATAACGCTCTTAATTCAAGCCGTAGAGCGCGTTTTAACAGATCAAGGTGTAAAGCATGTATTTACTATTGGTAGAAACAAGCATTTGATTAATTTACATAAAAAATTAGGCTGGATGGTTGATAAAAAACCATCATACGAAATAATAAAAAATTTATAAACAATGGCAATATTTAGTGCAATAAATGCGGGTAAAGCTAGAAAAAAACAAGGGAAGGCGCAAGATAAACTAGACCAAGCTTTAGAAGATCGTCCAGAAGTTATAAATCCTTATGATCAAGTAACGGATTTAAGCGGTATGGTTAGTAATCCTTTTGCCAATTTGCAAGTAGCTACAGGCGCTGCTGAATTTCAAGCAGAACAAGCTGATATATCTTTAGCTAACACATTAGACACATTAAGAGCAACGGGTGCTGGCGCTGGAGGTGCGACGGCATTAGCTCAAGCTGCAGTACAGAGCAAAAGAGGTATTTCAAATACAATACAACAACAAGAAAGCCAAAATGCAATGGCAAGAGCTCAAGGCGAACAAGCGGCCCAGGCTCAAAGAATAGCCCAAAAACAAAGAGTTGAACAAGCAAATATATTAGGTAGAACATTCGAATTTCAAGCAAAAGAAGGTAGAAGTATTGCTGATATATCTAGACAAGCTGGTATGGTACAACAATATGGACAACAAAGAGCTGATGCTTTAGGGGGCATGGGTAGTAACACGTCAAGCTTTTTAGGTGAAGCTTTATCGGATAGAAGATTAAAACAAGATATTGAATTTTTAAGGTTATCACCCAGTGGTTTGAAAATATATTCGTTTAAATATAAAAACGCAAGTGAAGTTTATGAGGGTGTAATGTCAGATGAAGTGCCTGCTGAAGCAATTGTAAAAAACTTTGTTGGAATTTATGATGGCGTTGATTATTCAAAAATTGATGTAGAATTTAAAAAAATTAAATAATGAGTTTACCAGTAGTATCATACGGAACATATAATTATGGCGATTATGCTAGGCCTACACAAATTAAATATAAAGGTGGGTTTGGCGAGGCATTAACTGGAGCAGCAGTTGGGCTTTTAAAACGAGATAGACTTAATAAAGAAAAAGCTGAGGCTCAGCTTAAGCAAGCTAATGAGCAGTCTTTATTAGCAAGCTCACAGTTTAATGCTAAATTAAATGAGGCATTTGGAAAAGCTTCTGCAACTAATAGACAATTTCTTCAAGGATTAAAGCAAGAATATGGTGATGCTGTAAAGGCATATAAATTAGATAATTTAAGTTTTGAAGAATATGAAGATAAAATAACTTATTTTCAAAATATTTTAAACGATGCAACTCAGCTTGCTGCTATTATGAAGCCTATAATAGAAAGTGATACACAAATTGGTTTTGGAGATATAAGAGGGGATGATGACAATAAAGCGGCTCTTTTAGCTAGATATGGCATTCAAAAGGGTAAATATCTTTTAGAAAAAGACGAGAATGGTTTAAGGGTAGTATTGCCACATGGAGCTGGGCCTTCTAATTTTGAGGCTAAATCTATTTCTGCAAGCGAGCTTATTTCAAATACTAAGTATATGACGCCGGAAATAAAATATGATAATCTAACGAATCCTGCTTATGGCACCATGTTATCCAGCTTGCGAGAAATGGTGTTAGATAACTCCGATTTTTTAAATATTAAAAATGATGCAAAATTAAAATCAACATTATTTAGTATAAATGAAAATCAAAAAGATGGTATAATTCAAAAAATTAGTCAACAACAGGGTTTAAGAAATATTTTTCTTAGTGCAGATGGGACATTGGATAAAGATAAAATGAGATATTATTATGAAGATAATATGGGAATGGGATTAGGTAGTTATAAAGGCACTAGAGAGCAACTAAATGAAATGAATATGTCAATTGCTGAAGATATGTATGAGTCTATGGCAAGTATGGAAGTGTTAGGTAAAAAATCATATAGCGCCGGAAATACAAGTAACGTTACAAGTAGAGAAGAAGATTATAATACTGGTTTAAATGCTTTTAATGAAGCTATTTTTAATCCAACTACTTTTTATAATTTAAATGTTGTTAAAAGCCCATATCAACAAACAAACGAAGGGGCTAAATATTTAGGTAATGGTAAATATGAAATTACAACTGATGTTGTAGATAAAACAACAGGTCAATTAGTACCAGGTCCTACCAGGACTGTAGATTTAAAAGATTTTGAAAGTTTTCAACAATATGCTGGCACAATAATTGATCGACATAGATCATTACAAGGTCAATCAGGAGGTACTAAACAAGCTATTGGTGAAGTAAATCAAGATGCTTATATAAAACAAAAATTTGATGAATATCAAATGATAATAAAATCATTAGATGAAAAATTACCTGATGATGTAAAAGCTGTTAATGAAAGTAAATCAGCCGCGGTAGACTTAGAGCAACAACAAAGAGATTATTTAAATGATGAAGATTTAAGGAAAATAGCTGAAGGTAAAACTTTGGGCGTTGAAAGTAATCCTAGTTTAATTCAAAAAATGGGCAGGTTCATAGGAGGGCAAAGATCCGGTAAAACTTACAGCAGTGATGATATGAAAAAAATACGAGCAGCACAAAAACAACTAATAAAAAAATATCCTCTACTTAAATTAAAATATGACTTGGTTGAACCAAATATAAATATACAATAATGGAAGAAATATTGATGCAATATGCTAATGACTTATTGCGAGCAAATCCTTCTATTAGTCAAGAAGAACTTAACCAAAAAGTTTTAGAAAAAAGGATTGCTTTAACAAAAAATCCGATACCTGGTACAATACAAACCACAACAGTTCCCATGTCAAAAGGTGTGACTAAGCGTTTTATAAATGACGAACAAATTCAGATGATGCTACCTGAAAATGAACCTGGTATGTTCGAAGGGTTATTAGAAAATCCTGAAGTTTGGTGGGAAAATTTTTATGGAGGTACTGAATTAGCTATTACAACTAATGAAATAGCTAGAGGTATAATGAATTTTCCAAAAATGTTAACATTAGAAGCAACTGCAGGAATAAAACAACTTCAAGGTGAAAAAATGACGGCTGAAGAAAAAGCACAGCTTGGTTATTTTTTACAAAATTCGTTAGTTACTCCCGGAAACATATCTGATAATCAATTTACCAAATGGAGACAAGCTTTACAAGATAGATTGCCAGAATATGATGATAGTATAACAGAATCTATCTTTGCGGCTAGTGCAAATCCAATAAAAGCAGCTGAAGATGGTTCATGGGCCGAAATTGGTGGTAGAATAGCATCTAAATCTGTTGGTAGCTTACCATATACTGCTATGTCTTTAAATCCATATACAGCCGCTATAAGCGGTGTAAGTATTGCAGGTAATAAATATTTTGAAAATCTTGAACAAAACCCTGATGAAGCAGCTTGGAAATTAATGGGTAATGCAATATTGACAGGGGGTGTTGAAATGGCAGATGCTGTCTTAACTAGAAGGTTTTTAGGAAGAGCTGGTGTAATTAAAGGTAGATATGGAGAAAAAGCTGCAAAACAGTTTACTGAAGGATTTGCTAAAAAATTAGCTATAGGATTTTTTGGGGAAGGTGCTACTGAAATGGCACAAGCAACAACAACTAAATTATTAGATGCTGTATTTTTTGAAAAAACACCTGATAAAGTAAAAACTGGATTTGGGATTACGGACGTTGGGGTTGACGTAGCAAGAAAAGTTCAACAACGTTTTTCAATGAAAGACCTATATCAAATATTTGATGAAGGTATAATAGGTGCATTTACAGGAGGTAGTATTACAACAGTAGCTAATGCTTTCACAGATAATAAACAAAAAAAGGATAGAATGGAGTTGCTGTTAATGAGTCAACAAGAAAAAAGAAATATTAGAAATGAAGTTGATGGCATAACAGAATTAATGAATCAAAGAAAAAATGAAACATCCGAAAGAGCTCAGCTCTTAATAGACAATGAAGTAAACAAAAGATTAGGCGGAATTAAATTAATAAGAGATAGATCTAGAATTGCTTTAGAACAATTATCAAATCAAGACTTAATTGAATATGCTAAAAATATTGATATAATAAATAAAGTTAGCAATATGGAATCGCCCTCTAGCGTATTTAAAAAACAAAAACAAGACGCTATTGAACAAAACAATGAAATATATGATAAAACATTAGAAGAAAAATTTTCTAATGATGAAAATTTTAGAAAAGAAGTTCAAAAACAAACAGGTTTACAAATTACAGAAGTTAATAATCAAGCTGCTTTAGAAAAAATTATTAAAAAAGAAACGGGTAGGGTTATTAATTTTGAAGGCACAGCTGGCGTGTTTATAGGTGAAGGTAAAATATATATAAATAAAGAAACAGCACTAAAGCAAGGCAATGTTACGGTTGGTAGTCATGAAATATTACATCCAATATTGAATGCAATGGTTGGGAACACTGAGTCTCAAACTGATGTTGTTAAATCTTTTAAAAATATTATAGGGTCTGGTAAAAATGATTTAGTTGAAAATTTATTAAAAAGAAGGAATATAACTTTAAAATCAAACCCTGAAAAATATTATACAGAATATTTAACTGCTTTTTCTGATTTAGTAAATGGTGGTCAAATTAGTTTTGAACAACAATCATATTGGGAAAAGCTTGTAAATTTTTTAGATAGAATATTTCAAGGACAAGGATTTAGTAATATATCTTTTGACACAGGGCGAGGTGTTTATAACTTTTTAAAAGAATATTCAAAAAGTGTAAAAGAAGGTAAGCTCAGTGAAAAAGTATTATCTAGCATAGATGTTGAAAGAGTTAGAAGTATTGGCTTAGCTTCAAATGAGTTTCAAAATTCAAAAGAGGCTAATAATGTTAATCAATTATACGAAAATGGAGGAGTAAATTCTGCTTTTCAAATATCAGAAGCCTACAGAGGTATGGCTAGCAAAATAGCATCTAAATATAGGGATGTTCCTGGCTATACTACAATGCAAGATATTTTAGTTGATGAAATATTAACTGGCAATAGAGGAGTTTATGATTTAGTGCAAACTTATAACCCTGAGTCTGGAGTTCCTTTAGCTGCTTATATAAATAAATTTTTACCATCAAGAGCAATAGAAGCGGCAAATAATATATTAGATACAAAATTTACTTTAGACATTACAGAAGTTAAAGGCGTAACCGAAAAAGTTACAGAAGAAGTTGCTGAAGAAACGCAAAGAACAAGCTTAAGAAATACTTTAGGCCTAACCGATGCAATAGTTACTAAAGTTAAAAATTCTGTTATAAAAACATTTGGCACAAGATTACCGAAAGTAACAACTCCACAATTTTTTAAATCATTGCAAAAAAGTTATAGAACAGAATTAAAACCAACTATAGCTAAAATGATGGGCAGACAAGAAGCTTATAAAGAATTTTTAGAAAATAACTTTCAACTTATATATGATATAATACCTCAAGGTACATTTAATAAAAGATTTAAAGACTTTGTACAGCCTGTTACTGATAAAACAGGTAAACAATTAAGAGAAAAAACAGCTGAAGGTAAAGGTATATTTAAGAAAAAGAAAATATCACAAAAAGAATTCGTAGATTATTTTTTAGGCGATGACGTTGGCGCATCAACAAAAGGAACAAGAAAAACAGCTTTAGCTGAAGCATTAGCTGAAGAAATTGCTTTTGATGCAACGATGGATGTAATTAAAACACCTGAAGTTGTTGAAAAAATAAACTTTGCAAATAGCTTTACTGAAAATTTTGCGATGGAAGTTGCAAGGCAAATTGATAGGGGCATAGATTTTCAATTTATGAAAGAAGCTATGTCGATGGAAGATGCCATTGTTCAGTCAAGATCTATCTTAGACGGGAATAAATTAGAAAATTTTCAAGATTATAAAGCTGCTGTTGATAAAATATTAGAACTGGGAGGTATAAAAATACAAGGATTTGGAGGTACTATATTTGAATATTATGTACAACAAAAAGGAAATTCTTTAAATATACCAGGTGTTACTTTTGAAGGCGAAGCTTTAATGGGGAATACAGGCGTTGATATGACTATGACCATAACAAATAAAGATGGTGTAAAAATAGCAATACCTGTAGAATTAAAAGCAGATGGATCAGCCCAAATGGGGTCTGGAACTTTTAAAATAACTGAAAATGACACAGTGTCTACCAGTAAAGATGGCAAAGCTCTAAACGAATATACGCCTGACGTGCAAGCTATGATTCCTGTTTATAAAGAAATGCACAAGGTAGCAGAAGAAATTCAAAATGAAGAAATACCATTTGGTTTTCCTCAAAGAGGATATTTAACAGAAACGTGGATTGGAATTCGTGAAGCATTTGCTGGTAGATTTAGAAATATTAATGAAGTTTCTACAGTTGAAAAAATTATAAATCATTATAATAAGAAAGGTGTTTATTACATGTACCTAGGAGATAAAGGACTTTTATATTTAGGTAGCAATCCAAATAATTTAAATGCAAAACCTTTATCGGCAAATACTAAAGTTTATATTTCCCCAAGTAATAGTGGCAGCTCCAGTGATACTTATGCAAATATAACTATAAGAGGAAGACTTAATATTGACCCTAAAACGCAAGAACAAAGTATTACTTTAGAAGGTGGAGCTGATAATTTTGGTAAGGTTTTTCAAGAAAGCTCTGAAAGAGGTAATTTAAGTCAAGAGTTTAATAATATTATTGAACAAAAAACAGGTGTATTATCTGACAAAGTATATACAAATGTAACTAAAGTGAACAATGCTGGTAAGCGACCAGGAAACTTTTTTGTACCATATTCAGCAGAAGATTTTTTAGGTTTACTGTATGCAACAGTTCCTAAAGGTAAAGAGGGTAATAAAGCGTTAGGTTGGATTAAGAAAAATCTTTTAGACCCATATTCGGTTGCAATGGAAAATATAAATCGTGAAAGAATGCAAATGATGAACGATTTTAAAGGATTAAAAAAGAATTTAAACAATGTTCCGAAACAGTTAAAGAAAACAATTGGTAATACTAGCTATACTAACGAAACAGCCGTAAGAGTTTGGATATGGAATCAACAAGGTATGGAAATTCCTGGATTACCTACAGAAGATAAACAAATGTTATTAGATCAAGTTAATAATAATACTGAATTTATTAATTTTGCAAATCAATTAATACAGCTAAATAAAGCTGATGGATATGGAAAACCAAATGAAAATTGGAATGTTGGAACTATAACAACAGATTTATTAGAAAATTTAAATAATGCTAAAAGAAAAAAGCATTTAGAAAAATGGCAAAATAATATAAATGAAATATTTTCGTCTGAAAATAAAAATAAGCTAGAAGCTATTTATGGTAAAAATTATGTTGCTTCGTTAAATAATATATTAAAAAGAATGGAAACCGGCCGAAATAGAAACGGTGGCGGGAATAGACAAATTGACAATTGGTTAGATTGGCTTAATAATTCTGTGGGTGCTATTATGTTTTTAAACGTTAGATCAGCCGTATTACAGACTATATCAACTGTAAACTATATGAATTGGCATGATAACAATCCATTAAAAGCTGCTGAAGCTTTTGCTAATCAACCACAATTTTGGTCAGATTTTTCAATGATATTTAACTCCGATTACTTACAAGAAAGAAGGGGCGGAACAAAATTAAATGTACAAGAAAATGAAATTGCTGAAATGGCAAACAAAGGTGGAGTAAAAGGTGCTATAAGTTATTTACTAAATAAAGGTTTTGTATTAACAAGAGCAGCAGATAGTTTTGCTATTGCTTCAGGTGGAGCCGCAATGTATAGAAATAGAGTTAATTCTTATATAAATCAAGGCATGGATCAAAAACAAGCCGAAGAGCAAGCTTTTAGGGATTTTAGAGAGTTAACTGAAGAAGCACAGCAATCATCAAGACCGGATAGAATATCTATGGAGCAAGCAGGTGGATTTGGTAGATTATTTTTAGCATTTGCAAACACACCAATGCAATATACCAGATTGATGAAAAAATCTGCACAAGATATAATAAATGGAAGAGGTGACCAAAGAGCTAATTGGTCTAAACTAATGTATTATGGTGTTATTCAAAACTTTATATTTAATGGGTTACAAAAAGCTTTATTTGCTTTAGGATTTGATGATGAAGAAGATGAAAACCAAAGTAAAAGAGTAAACACAGTTGCGGAAGGAATGCTAGATTCTATATTAAGAGGTACTGGGGTGGCTGGTAATGCGGTTGTAGCAGGCAAAAATTTTGCAGTAGATTTAGCAAAAAGATCACAAAAACCTAGACCAAACTTTGAAGATGCTACTTGGAAATTGTTTGATGTATCTCCGCCTATTGATTCAAAAATTACAAAAATAAGAGCCGCTTTAAGAACAGTTGATTGGCAAGGTGATGAAATAATGGACAAGGGCATTAGCTTAGATAATCCAGCTGCAATGGCATCTGCTCAATTTATATCAGCAACGACAAACGTTCCACTTGATAGAGTATTAAGATTATACGATAATGTAAGAGCCGCTGTGGCAGAAGATACAGAGGCGTGGCAAAGAGTAGCTTTATTGCTAGGTTGGTCAAGCTGGGAATTAGGTATGAAAAAAGAAGAAGATAAAAAAATGATAATAAAAAAAGATAAAGTACAACCGTTAAGTTCTCCTTCAAATTTGGGAGGACCTACAAAATTATAAATTATGGCAAAAGACGCATGTTACAACAAAGTAAAGGCAAGGTATAAAGTATTTCCTTCTGCATACGCTAGCGGAGCTATCGCAAAATGTAGAAAAGTGGGTGCCGCTAACTGGGGTAATAAATCTAAAAAATAATAATTATGGCAGATCAAAAAGTAAAACCACATAAAATGTACTGTAAAGATGGATCAGTGCATGATGTAAAAACTTATAAAGAACATAAGTCTTTAATGAAAAAAGGCTGTGGTCATAAAAAACCTAAAAATGGCAGTAAGGAAAACTAAAAAAGGGGCACAATTAAAACGTTGGTTCAAAGAAAAATGGGTTGATGTAAGAACTGGAAAAGCTTGTGGCCGTAAAAAAGGCGATGGTAGAGGTGTGCCTTATTGCAGACCTAGTAAAAGAATATCTAGTAAAACTGTAAAAACATCTGGCGAAATGTCATCATCTGAAAAAGCAGCTAAGATAAGAGAAAAAAAATCTTTAGGTCAGCCAGCAGGTAAACCAAGAAGAGTAAAAAATGTTAAAAGAAGTAAAAAATAGGTAATTACATATAGTATAGAAACTTAATCGTTATGGCAAACAAAATATCAGAAAATACAGAAGTACAACTTG